TTGACCACCTGTGGAATGCGTCACTGCACGTCATTAAGCCGTTCCGCATCCCGGATAGTTGGACGGTCGACCGCTCCCATGACTGGGGGGAATCTAAGCCGTTCTCCAACCTCTGGTGGGCCCGCGCTGACGGCACTGCCGCCGAATTACCTGATGGCCGCCAGTTCTGCCCGCCTGCCGGGTCTCTGATTCTGATTGGCGAGTGGTACGGCTGCCCGCCTGACGAGCTGAACAAAGGCCTGAATATGTCGTCAACCAACGTCGCTAAAGGCGTGGCGTGGGTGGATAAGCGGCTGGTGGGCGAGGAAGTGGACGAGCCGGAAGAAGTACAGGGAAAAGGCCAGATGCACATTGTGCCGGGCATATGTAGCGAAGTTATTCCCGGCCCGGCTGATGGTGCGATCTTCAACACCGGTGACAACGAGCTCTCCATTGCACAGAAGATGGAAGCGCAGGGCGTCAAATGGATACCCGCAGACAAGAAACCAGGCTCACGCATCAACGGCGCATCGCTCTTTGCTGACATGCTTGAGGCCGTTGTTGAAGCTAAAAAGATGGAGTCAGGAATACCCGAGAAGCCAGCTTTCTATGTAATGGAGCACTGCCGGGGCTGGATAAGCCGCATCCCGGTTTTAGTTCGTGACGACAAAAAACCTGACGACGTTGACACCACCCAGGAAGACCACGACTGGGATGCCACTCGTTACCGCGTACTGCACTCACCGGCGAAGGTGGGAGCCATCTTCTTCTAAGGAGTTCATCAGTGAGTGAACAACAAGGCGAGGTCTCATTCCTCGTTAACGCCCTTGCTGATGCAATCGGGCGCCAGCGCATGCAATACGCTGGGCGTAATGGCAACGTGAAGCGCACGAAGTTGTGGGATGAGTTCGGTTATCCGGAAACGCTCACCTTCGATAATTTCTATCGTCAATACCGCCGTGGTTCGACGGGTTATTCTGCGGTGCACAAACTGCTCGACGCCTGCTGGATAGATCTGCCCACCATCATTGATGGCGACGAAGACAGGGAGTCGACAGCCACAACGAAGTGGGAAAAGGCTGTCACAAAGCTGATGAAGAAGCACTGGGCAAAAATTAAGGATGCCGATCGCCGTAATATGATTGGTCGCTACTCTGCGCTTTTGATTCAGGTCCGCGATAACCGGGATTGGTGGCAGCCGATTGATGTTGATGTGGTAAAAAAACTCGGCAGCAAGGCTCTGGTGAAGTTAATCCCTGCGTGGGAGCCGCAGATCAAACCGGGCAATCTGGATATAGATACCTGGTCTGAAACCTATGGGCAGCCGGTTAGCTACCAGTTTAACGAGCAACCCATCGGTGATGAGGGAACTTATAGCAGCCCGCGTTCTGTTCAGGTTCATCCGGATCGCATCATTCTGCTTTGTGAAGGCTCAGAGGATGACAACATCCTCTCCGGTATTCCGTTGCTGGAAGCTGGCTACAACGACCTTCTGGACATCGAAAAAACGAAGGGTGGCAGCGCCGAGGGCTTTCTGAAGAACGCGAGCCGCCAGTTGGCTACCGAATTCGATGAGAAGGTAAGTATAGATTCACTCATTAAGCAGGCGAAGGAAGCCGGTTACGACAGACTCGGCGATGCGATGAATGACAAGGTTAATAAGCTCAACAGTGGTACCGACGCCGCACTGGTTACCCAGGGTGGGAAAACGTCGGTGCTCTCAGTTGCCGCCGCCGACCCAACGCCTAGCTGGACAGTCTCGGCGAACTCGTTCTCTTCAACAATTCAATGCCCGTTCAACATTATGTTCGGCAAGCAGACGGGGAATCTCGCCTCGGAAGAGGACAAAACGGCCTGGGCGAATCGTTGTAACGGTCGCCGCTGGGGGTTTCAATCAGACGTTATCGCCCGTGTGATTGAGCGATTCTGGAACGTCGGCATTATTGAGCCACCCGCGTCCGGTGAGGTTTCATTGGTCTGGTCAGATTTACTAGCCCCGAGCGAGAAAGAAAAGCTTGCCAATATGGCGGTGATGGCTGACGTGGCGCAGAAAACGCAGCAGGCTTACGGCACACCAGCGGTCGATGAGAACGAGGTCCGCGCCGTCGGCGAACTTGAGCCACGTAAAGAGCCTGCAACCCCAGACCCAAACGCTAAACAAACCGATAAGGATCCGCTGACAGATGATGATGGCAGTGCAGACCCGAATCGGAACGCCAGTCGTACCACGTAATAAAGCCGACCCTACGCAGTCAGCACGGCAGGTAGGGCGGATGTTTCGTGACATCGATGAACGCTATCTGACGATAAAGCGCCGACTGAAAACGCTGTTTGACCAGCGGCTTACCGGGCAGAAACGCGAAACCAATGGCGAACGGTCGTGGATGATGTGCAATAACGAGGGTTCTGAGCCTTCGTTGTATCAGGTCAATGCCGGTAAGTTCATCTACGACATGTCGTCGGTCCAACTGGCCGATCTCCTGCAGGTGGTTCAGGCGAGACTGGATGACGAGTTGCTGGAAGGTGGTAGCCAGAACCTCTGGGCGCTGGATTATGTCGCCGCAGAGTATGAGCGCGGCACGCTTAACGCCTTCACCAACCTTTCAGTGCAATCTCAGGCCTACGCCAGCCAGACAACGCTGCAACAACTGCTGTCCAGCCCGGCTTACCAGAACCAAATCGCTAGCGCTTACATCAGCACGTACAGCGACTGGAAAGGTATTAGCGACACAGCCCGTGCTGACCTGGCAAATATCATTGCTGACTCGATTGGTCGGGGAATTAATCCACGCGAGACAGCCGGCATCGTAAGCAAACGACTCGACGTGTCGATGTCTAAGGCAAAGACCATCGCTCAGACCGAGCAGGTCGGTGCGCTGCGGCTGGCACAATGGAACGAGACGGACTGGGCATCTGAGAGGCTGGGGCTAAACACCGGTCTTCTCCATCTTTCTGCGCTGAAGCCTACAACCAGGACAACGCACGCGTTTTGGCATGGAAAGGTCAGGACCGTGCAAGAGGTGCGCGACTGGTATGCGGTCGATGGGAACAAATATCACTGCTATTGCAGCCAGATCCCGGTACTGCTTAACGACGACGGCAGCATCTTCAATGAAGGACTGGCGGAAAAACTCACCAAAGAAAGATCTGGTTGGAAGAAGGATAAATAATTAATATTCAAATCCTTAATCACCTCGTATCTGTTGGGATTTATGGGAAAAGAATTTGGCTTTTTTGTAAAGGTTTTCTCTAAAGAGGAATATCGTAATGATTTCCTCAAAGGGAAGATTTTCATGAACACAATCAAGTTTTTTAAAGAATTTGAAGATGCACATGACGGGAACGTTGGTGACAAACATGAAGCTGTTGGTGGATGGTTCCAGCCTAAGGGTATGAGAATTGTCATTAAGCCTGAGGGTGCTGAACCAATAATCATCACCGAAGAGGATCTTGGCGGACCTATCATCATGAGAATGAATAGGCATGATGCAATCAATGTATTTTGCATTACATTACTCCATTCGCACGGAGTAGGGATAGATGAACCAGTAGACGAAGAAACTATCGAGAAGTTACAAGGTTATTTCACTGTTCCTGACGATCTAGCAAATCTTGGGGAGTATGCTGTTGTTATACCAAAAATCCCTCCTTTTCTGGATAAAATTAGAAATGCCGCAGGTGCATTAATTACTGATAAGCAAGCTTTAAGCTTCAGGGCAGAAAAGGTGAATTATTACGACAAAAATAGTTCTCTATCTCTTACAAACCCCGACGATGCTGTTTTCTACAAACAAAGCGATTACGAGCACCAAAGCGAATTCCGATTCTGTTTAGACAGGGGAAGGGATGTGGCAGAGCCATTTATCCTTGAGGTTGGCGATCTTGAAGGGATTGCGCTGCCATGTTTAACCAATGAAATAAACAGTTTCATAAAGTTTGAAAAGTACTAAAAGAACCCGCTTCGGCGGGTTTTTTATTGCTTGAAATCCACCAATGAGGACCCAGCATGAAACGCAACCGCGTTAACGTGCTGACCGTCGTCAACTCCGCTTCAAACATCACCACTGAAACCATCGACGGCAAGCCACATATTGTGGTTCGCGGCATTACGCCTGTCGTGGACGATATCGTGATGAACCGGAAGTTGTACCCGGCAGCAGAAATCGAAAAAGCCTATAACACGCTTGAGCGTAATCCGATGCCGCTGGGCCACCCTAAGGTGGATGGCAAGCATGTATCGGCGCGTGACGTCCGGGCGGTGAATAACTACCACGTCGGGGCCTGGTTCCAGAACGTTACCCACAACGACGGCAAAGTTAGCGGCGATATGTACGTAGACCGCCAGTTTGCCGAATCCAGCGAGAAGGGTAAGCGCCTCGTTAACCGCCTGGATGAGATGGCGGCCGGGACCAATGTCGACCCGATCCACATCTCCACCGGCCTGCTGTATTCCGGTATCGCCGCCAATGGCGAATCGAAGGGCAAGAAGTACAACGAGATCGCCACCAACATGATGTTTGACCACGTTGCTGTGCTGCTGGACGAACCGGGGGCGGGCACGCCGTCAGAAGGCGTTGGCATCTTCGTTAACGCCGAAGGTGACGATCAGGAAATTGAAGTGGTCAGCCTCGCCGATGGGGCCGATTGCACCCGTGAGGGGCTGCTGAACAAAGCGAAATTCTTCTTCACCAACGCCTCTGCTTTCTCGTTCGACGATATCCAGCGCGCTATCAGCGACAAGCTCCGGGAAGGCCGGACCGATGGCAAATGGCTTTGGCCTGAGTCTGTCTGGCCGGACACCTTCATCTATCGCGATGAAGCGAAATATTTCAAACAGAAGTACCTCATCGATGAAGGCGGTAAAGCCGTGTTCGTCGGCGAACCTGTAGAAGTCGTGCGCAAACCCACTGAGTACGAGATTAAAACCAACGGAGAGAACGATCCGATGAAAGAACTGATTATCAATGCGCTGAAAGCCGCTGGTAAGCCGACTGAAGGCAAGTCCGACGCCGAGCTGATGGACGCTTACAACCAGATGGCCGCCGAGAAGGCAAAGCCCAAAGAGGAAACGCCTGAAGAAAAGGCCGCCCGCGAAAAGGCTGAAAAAGAAGAGCGTGAGCGCGCCAACAACCAGGCAGAAGCCCCAGCATGGTTTAAGCCATTTGCTGACGATCTCGCCGCGGTTAAATCTGGTCTGACCGTTAATGCCGATAAAGAGAAGTCAGAGCAACGCGCTGCGGTGAAAGCCAAGTTCGGCATGACCGATGTCGCCGTGAACGCGCTGGACGGCGAGCCGCTGAAAGAACTGTTTGCTCAGTGCCAGACATCCACCGGCCTGAATGGTGCATTCCGCCAGGCCAATAACACCCAATCAGTCAGCGAAATGCCGGAGTAAAAAATGGCTAAAGATGGAAAACACGTAATTCACGCCGGCGGCGTATTCCCCAACCCACTATTAAACCGCGAAGGTGCAGCTGCGGCGGCTACTAAGCCCGGCATCATCGGTACTTTCGTCGCGGGCAAGTTTACTGCGTCAGTTGATGGTAACGAAAAGGCGATTCTCTATGTCGCCGACTTCGATTATCTGCGCTGTCAGACGGTTGATGATGCAATCCCGGCTAATGAGCTGGTGGTGGGCATTCATCCGATGCAGGGAATGTTCCTGAACGTACGCGCCGCTGCCGGTACGTACAAAAAAGGCCAGCCGCTATCCATCGCTGATGGGCAAGTGAAAGCTGTCGGGGCCGATGAATCCATTCGCGCATTTGTCGAAGAAGACACGGCGTACACCGTTGCTGCAGGCGATCTTCTGCGCGTTGTTATCAAGTAAGGAGCAACTGAATGCTTGTATTTTCCCGTTCTATCGGTGAACGAACCGGTAACCTCGAAGTAAACCAGGCGCAGTTCCGCGAACTGGAGATGGCGCGCAACATGAGCGCCCAAGCCGTGGCCGATTTCATCGCTCGGGCTCGCTTTGGTGAGCAAGGCCAGTTGGATGCTGTGAACGCAGTAGATGATATTCGCCGCATGTATCGCGCGTACGATCAGACCGTTCTGGCTCAGTTCGAGCCGAACACTGAGTTCACACTGTTCAACGACCTGATGCCACTGTCTCGCTCCGTACGACTGGAAGAGTCGGTGTACGAATACGCACGTACCGGCGGTCGTGGCTGGGCTCACACCTCGATGTCAGGCCAGATTGGTGCGGCACTGGATGCTCGCGCGTACAGCTTCGATGGCACAATGGTGCCGGTGCATGACTCCGGCTTTAAATTCCACTGGCGTGATCCAATCTTCAATAAAGGTTCAGCCCTGGCATCGCTGGCTGATGCCCAGCGCAGTTCAGTTGATGACGTTCGCCGCAAAATTGTGGACTACATGTTCAACGGCTTCCGTGACTCTGAGGGCAACTTCGTTACCTTCGACGGTAAAACGTGGAAAGGTCTGAAGAACGATGACCGCGTCGGCCTGGTTGATCTCGGTGCGTCTGGTCTGAACATCAACTTCGCAACCAGCGCTGACCCGGATGCTATCCGTAAAGGTGCTATCGCACTGCGTGACGTTCTGAAACTCCAGAACCATCAGTACGGCCAGCAGACCTGGTACGTATCCAGCGAAATTATGTCGAACTGGGAGCAGTACTTCGATACCCAGAACAAGACCAGGACCGTACTGGATGAAATCCTGAAGCTGTCAGGTATCGCTGCTGTGAAAGAAGATGCTGAGCTCAAAGGTAACCAGATTCTGGTAGTGCCGCTGGCTGCTGGCGTCGTTGCCCCTGTTGTCGGTCAGGCCGTGGGCACCGTTGCAGACCCTCGCCAGTTCTACAACAGCGATTATATCTGGCGCACCTGGGGCGCTGCTGGCCTGATGGTTAAGCAGGATATCAACCTGAAACACGGCGTGCTCTTCGCGAGCAGTTAAGGAGGTTCGAATGGCGCTGGTAAAGGTAATTGGCAATAACCTGTTCACTGGTGCCAACCTCCGAAAGTTGGAGGTTGGTTCAAAGGTGGAAGTTGATCGTGGTACTGCGTACCGTTGGGAGAATGCCGGGTTGGTGGAAATCCTCACTGATGACGATCAGGTGTTTGAGGTGGCCTCGCCGGGCGTTGATGCTGCGGAGCAGCCGGAGCAGCCGGAGGACAACTCCAGCAAGAAGAAGGTTAAATAACCATGGCTGACCCAATCACGGCGACAGACGTGCAGGCGTTCCTCGGTGAGCTGGGTTATTCCATCCCCGCAGCGCTGCTGGACCCGATTCTCTGCGTGGTGAATAAGATTATCCCGTGCCTCGATGGTGCGGGGTATGACGAGTGCACTGCGAAGCTGATCCTGATGTACGCAGCCGCGTTGATGGCGACATCGTCCGGCGCGCGCCGCCTGAAATCACAGGGCGCACCGTCTGGCGCGTCCCGTTCTTTCGATTACGGTACCGATAGCATCACCTGGCTGCGGGAGTCGCTGACTCAGCTCGATACCAGCGGCTGCACCAGTGAACTGCCAATCAGCGCCGGTAACAGTGTCGGGTTCTTCGATGTCGTTGGGGGCTGTTGATGACGTGGACATCCGTTAAGCAAACTTTACCCCGCTCATTCGTACGTGTGTGGGTTCTGACTGACACTGGGCGGGAGACAACCGGCTTTGTTAAGTCTAATGGCGAGTGGCATATCAACTGCCCGCGCATCCGGGCGACAGGCGCGATTGTACTGCAATGGAGGGAATAGGGTATGTCTTCGGTTGCTAACTGGTCCTATACCGCCACAGCGACAATCTGGCGCAAGATGGCAGGTAATGATGAATATGGCGACCCGCGAGGCTATAAACCGCCTGAGCAGATTCTCTGTGACTACGAGGGTGGTCTGTCAAAGCGCATCGGCAGCCTGGGCGCCGAAATCGTCGTGAAGAATACCGTATGGACGGAGTTCGCGCTGGCGTTCGCAGGTGATTACCTGTTGATTGGTGTGTCTACCGAAGCTGACCCGGTTGTCGCCGGTGCCGACGAGGTGCGGCAGGTTATCCGTTACGCCGATACGTTTGAGCGCCTGGCGGATGATTACGCCATTCTGACTGGAGTAGGATATGGGCGCTAAAGTTCGCGGTATCCGCGAGGCTAAGGCCAACCTGAACCGAATTATTCAGGATGTTCGAGGCCGTAAGGTGGTTAGGGCTCTGCAGTCGGCAATGATTATCGGTAGCTCTCAGGCTGCGTTATACACCCCAATCGATACATCTACGTTGCTTAATAGTCAGTACCGTGAAATTAACACCAGTGGCACTCTGGTCACCGGGAGGGTTGGGTACTCGGCTAATTATGCTGTTTATGTTCATGATCCTGATGTACCCCAAGTCTTCCGGCGCTCGACAGCACAGAAAGAGTTTCTGACGGAAGGCTTTGAAGATACCCGGAGTCAGATTGATGCGGTGATTCTCAAGGAGCTTTCGTTATGACCCCCATGATGCATGAGCGGGTGCGCAATATGTTCGGTGATGCCGGGCTTACTGACGGGTTCATGGTGCAGCAGTTGATGTATGACGACCCGGGCGACCTGTCGAAAGCGGTGATGGTATTCAGGCCAAACGGTGGTTCTAATATCAGAACGGACCTTGGCTCTGAGTATCACGTCCTGGTCGATGTCGTCGGTGCGAAAGACAAGCGTAAAGATGCGCTTAATGCCGTTCAGCGTATCGTCGATTACGTCCAGACCAATCCCATGGCTGATGAATGTGTCGGCTACATCCAGAACATGGGCGCAATCCCCGCGCCGGTGCTCACAGAAGAAGGACGAATAGTCTTTCGACTCCAGTTCGCTTGCACCTTCGGCGAATAGCTCCCTCAACCAGACAGACCCGCTTCGGCGGGTTTTCTTTTATGCAAATTAAGGAGTTTCAAATGGCTGATTGCCAGAACTCAAATGAACGCCTGTTTGGCGGCGCTATCGTGCTGGAGGTTGCCGATGGCTGCCCGGACGTTAAACCACTTGAGTCTGAGTGGCTGGCGCTGGCCGCTGGCACGTCTAAGGGCTTCGACTTCAACCCGAACTCTGTTACTTCAGACGCAGATGACGGCGGCGGCTATGTCGAAACCATCATCACGAACAGTGACTTCACTATCAGTTTTGAAGGTGAAGTACGTAAGAAAGACAAGCTGGACCAGTACGGGATCGGCAAGTTCATCACGTACTTTGCTGCGCAGCTGAAGGCTAAGAAGCAGCCCGGTATCTGGGTTCGCATGGACTATGGCCCGGTTGAGTTCATCGGGTACATGAACGTTACAGCGCTCAGCTCTGACGGTGGAACCAATGACATCGTCACGTTCTCCACCGAGTTCAAGGTCGGTGATGCGAGCACGATTGAAGTTAACGAACTGACCGCTATAGCAGTGACAGGTGTGACGCTAACTCCGGCTACCAGCACTGGCGCTGCGGGCGGAACCAGTACGTTTACAGTGAACGTCGCGCCAACAGGCGCAACCAACAAAGGTTTCACCGTTGCATCAACCGATCCAACCAAAGCCACGGCTACGGCCTCCGGTACCGCCGTCACGGTGAACCGCGTCGCCACAGGCAGCGCACAGATCATCATCAACACCGAAGACGGCAACTTTGTGGCCGTGCATACGGTTACCGTTACTTAACGGACATTCCAAAGGGTGGCGTGCTGCCCTTGATAATGACCGTTGCATGGGAAACCACATGACACCACTGAAAGAAATTGGCGAATGCCTGATTGTTGATCGCGAAGCCGACTATTTCTTACGACCATCTTTTGAAGCCATGGTTCGTATTGGTTCGCCGCAGGAGATAGTTAGCGCGTTCCACCATCTTCACAACGATAACGTTACGCCCATGGTTAAAAGAGCTATCGAGACATACGGATACATTCCATCCTGGTTAAGTGAGCACATGTCCGATATTCAATTCTCAAAACCGGCATTCGTAGCTGCTCATACAGTTCTCACCGCATGTTGTGATGATGATATTTCCCCACTTATTGGCTGGTTGGAGCCGGGTAAATCAGGACGGTGGGGATTCGTCTGGCATAAAGGCTCAATTCCAGCATCGAGCATGCTACTTGTTGCGCAGAGCTTAATTACTCACGGCGTTGTCGGTAAAGCCAAGGTTCGCCAGTTGCAGCGACATGAGAAGGGAGAGCGTACGACTGAGTTTAAGGCGTTCGAGTACATCAGTGCAGCACGTAGCCACTTTGGCATGAACCGTGCCGAAGCCTCGAAGTTAACGATGACCGAATTCCAGATGCTGCTGGCGGCGAAATATCCAGACCAGAAAGGATTTACGCGTGAAGAGTACGACGCGGTTGCTGATGACTATATGGCGAAGAAAGCGCGACGATTGGCTAAGATGTAGGTGTTATTTGATTTTATCAATAGGCGATACCTTTTTGCATATCGCATGGTAGTAATGTACTGTGTATTTATACAGTATCTGATGCTGTTCAAATAATCAGGTAACCTTAAAGCCTGTTTAGTATTAAATTAAACCTTTTCCTATTACTCAAGGTTGAGGTTTATGGTTACTGAGCAAGCGACTTTTACGTTTTATCGTGTGAGAAATGCTGGTTTCTATCGTTCTGGTGCTGGATTACCCGATTTTGGATCGTTGGCTGAAATTTTGGTCGATCTTAAAGATTGGGCGGAACCTAAGACGCTTAAGGAAACTAAGACCTTTGAGGCTGATGAAGAACGTTATCCATCCTACTTAGTTGATTCTAAAAGTGTTGGTGAGGATTGGGTCCTGCTTCTATGGAACGAAGTTCCAAGTAATGGTCAACGCATGCCTTCACTTAGTGAAGATGCAAGATTTGGTGCTGAGCCGGAAGTTATAATGAATCCGATTCAGGAAGGTAGCATTCCTGGGTTTGCTACTTATTTTTGGTTTATCTCAGATCAGAATTTGATGGCAACAGTTCGGCTTCATAACAAAGTGACAGCTCAGGGTTCGTTACAGAAGTATATGCAGTGTTTTTTAAAGCAATCTTCGAAGCATGCCAAAGCTGAAGTTGTGGAGCAAGATGATGGTTCGCATGAGGTAAGGGTTAGCCGATACATGCTTGATGTGTCTGATGAGCATGAAGAAAAAAGGGTTTATTTCCCGAGGTTCAATACTGCATTAATCAAAAACCCTGGGAAACATGAAGAAATTAAACAAAAAGTTAATTTCATAAAGAAAATAGAACGAATTATTGAGCTTGATTTAAGCATTGGTCCAGACCTTGATTTGTGGCAGAAAATGCTTGCTAAAATAAGTCTAGGGGCTCAGCACGCAGCCCAACCTTCAACCAAGGTAAGATATACCATATCCCCACATGTCGATTTGGGCGACGTGAACCAAATGATCCAAGAATGGAATGCGGATCCGTCAGAGGTGAATGACTATGGCTTTGTTTTTCAAGGGGAAGCGAACAAAACCTACTGGTTGAGTAATTCTCTGTCTAGGACTCAGTTTGATCTTCGAATCGAAAGGGAAAATGATGAGATTGTAAACCTTCAGTCTCTACTGACTGATCTTAGAAGTAAAAAGGCACTGATTTTGCGAGGTTCAGGACTTTAATGAAAAAAAAAGCGACTCTATTTGCAATTGCATTGGTATTTACTTTAGCAATTTTCGCCGCCGGGTATTTTGGCCGCACAATTGCCTTTGCATTGCAGTGGCCGCTTTTTGAAGCCCTGAGAACTACAGCATCAATAATTTTTGCAGTTGTTGGTGCTTGGTTCGCAATTATTTATCCAGAAAGGCTAAAAAAATCTTTCCGTGGGGGCAACTCTAGTGGAGGAAATGAGGGGATACATCGGTTATTCACGCCGATCGTTCACTCCACAGCAATACTTGCCTTAGTATTGTTGGTGGGAATAATTGCCCCTCTGTTAAAACAATCTGATTGGATTCTGTCACACAAGGAAATATTTCGTGGAATATCATATGGCTTGCTTGTTTTTCTCACATTATGGCAATTACTTACGGTAATTTTGAGTTTAACCGGCCCAGACATATTGAAGCGCTTTACCGCAAAGCAGGATTCTTCTAGGAGAGCCGCTGATTCGGTTGTTAGCCGGAGTAATAGTAAACAGAAATGAATAGATCCAAATCTGGGTTGACCATATTCAGTCACTAACACCCGCCACTCGGCGGCTTTTTGCTAACTACAGCACAGCCATCTATCCCTATCCTAACCGCGGGTTTTCTCGTTGCTTGAGATCAACAAATCAGCTTCTACCGTTGCGATTACCACAAGCCCTGATAGGATTAATCCGAACATTTACACATTCGGATAGGGATATGAAAAATTTCTTAATTCTCGCAAGTACCGTGCTGGTGTTAGCCGGTTGTACGTCACCCAAATATAACTATGTGCCAAAAATCGAAAACTACAGTGAGCCCGCTGTTGGCAGTGTTAACACGGCATCTGTTGGTGATTCTTTGATCAAGCAAGGGGTTAGTCAGGTAGTCGAAGGGCTTAAGGTTACCGCACCTGCAAAGGTTTCATGGGGCTACACGATCACGCCAGGGCTCCTTAAGAAGGTTGGAGAGGATAGCGCTGCTGATTTCTACTATCCGACAGGTGGGGTCGATTCGGCGAATGTTGATAAGGCAGCTCTTGCTGATATGTGGCAAGGGATTATGGTCAAAAAAGCTGACCGTGCGTTGTGCGTTATCACGATTTTTGGTGTGACATCTTGCGAAACCAATATGCCAATTGAAAAGACCAAACTGAATATTAGCGGTGACTCATCCTTCCAGCAGGCTCTGCTTTATAACGGGCGTGTAGGAAATAAAATTAACATAGGTTACCGAGAATTCTCTTCTAACATGGCTCGACCAGCGTTCAACAATGACGTTGAGTATGACCTGTCCGAGTCCAAGCTCATTGGTTATAAAGGTGCTCAGTTTGAAGTGATCGAAGCGAGCAACCAAAGCATTAAATATCGGTTAATTAGCAATTTTAAATAATCCGAACAGCCTTTCTACACAACCAACCTCGCTCCGGCGGGGTTTTTTATTGCCAGGAGAAAGATAATGCCAGCAAATGCAGGTGGGATTTACTACGATATCGAAATGGATGTGCAGGGGGTGATTACAGCGCAAGAGCGAGTAAATCAACGCCTCGATACACTTGAGCGCGGTTTTGATGGCACGACTAAAGCTGTTGGCAACACTGAGCGTTCAATGCTGCGCCTTTCCGGTGTCGCAACCTCCCTCGCTACGGCATTATCTGTGCAACAGGTCTCTGAGTACGCTGATGCATGGGCGACCGTTAACAACAAACTCGCAAACTCCCTGCGCCCTAGCGAGCAATTAGTTGATGTCACGCAGCGTGTATTCGACATTACTCAACAGACTCGCGGCAGCCTGGATGCAACTGCATCGCTCTATGCTCGCCTTGAACGGGCTACCAGAGAATACGGCACAAGCGCACAGGATCTGACGAAACTTACGACGATAATCAACCAGGGTTTTGTTGTTTCTGGCGCCACAGCTCAGGAAGCAGAAAATGCCATTATTCAGCTCTCGCAAGGTCTGGCATCTGGAGCCCTTCGTGGTGAGGAATTTAACTCAGTAAATGAGCAGGGTAACCGTCTAATTGTCGCGTTAGCCGACTCTATGGGCGTAAGCATCGGGCAAATGCGTAGCATGGCTGCTGCCGGTAAGTTGACCACAGACGTAGTGGTTAACGGGCTACTGTCGCAGGGAGCAATGATTGGTGCTGAATTTGCCAACACAACAACCACAATCAGTCAGGCTTTGCAGGTTGCAGGCAATAACATCACCAAATTCTTTGGCGAAAACTCCACGGTAAAAACCGGTACAGCGATTTTCAATGATGCCGTGATCAGCGTAAGTGAGAACATCGGCGCCCTTAGTGCCATCCTGACTGCCGCAGCTGCTGTTATGGGAAGTCGCTATGTTGGCGCACTGACAATGGCTACCGCTGCGAAGGTAAAAGCCGCAGTTGCTGCAAGAAATCAGTCAGCAGCAGAGATGCAGGCGGCGCAAGCCGTTGCAAATAAAGCTGCCGCCGACCTCCGCGCAGCCGCTGTCACAAAAGAACGGGCGCTGGACGAGATCCGCCTTGCGGAGATGATGAAGCAGACAGCGGTTAGTGCGACGAATGCCGCCGCTGCCGAGCAACGCTTGTCTGTCGCCAGGGTAGCGGCTACTGCTGCTGTTGCAAATTACAATCGAGCATTAGTAGCAAGTAACGCAGCTCAAGCGGCAGCATCATCCGGGGCTGGTCTGGCAAGCAGGGCTTTAAGATTGATAGGTGGGGCTGGTGGTGCTGCCATGCTCGCGGCCAGTGCGATTCTATATTTCTCTCAGCGAGCTAAAGAGGCCAGAGACGATGCCAATAACCTGGCGGATAGCGTCAATGAACTGAGCGCTAAGTTCCAGACTATGTCGCATACCGAGTTGGCAGCCACCATTGGCAAGTTAAGCCAGAATCTGCCAACCCTTAGCGACGCAGTAGCCGATGCACAGAAAGAATTTAACGACGCTACAGCTGCTGTTCAGAGGCAAGAAAGGGAGATCGCTAACTGGGGAACGAACACCACTCGAGGCCGTCAGGCTGCTGAAGCATTAGGTGGTGCCCAGGATAAATTAGCGATTGCAACTCTCGATCTTGAGCGTGCTCAGAATCGCCTCAGCCAGACTCAGAACGCTATTAACATCGGACGCGCCACGCTTAATGGCACGATGAGGCAAGGGATTGACCTACTTCGCCGGGATGGTGAGGAAGCTGGTATCACCGCTGGCATGATGGGCAAGCTTGGAGACATGATTAACTTTGCCGCAAAAGCGAAGGAGAAATTCAACTCCAGCAGTTTGATGGTAGAGCGACCGAAAGACGTTCAGGACTACCTTGATAAACTGCAAGACCAGGTGACGCTCCAGAGTGAGCTTAACGATCGTAAGCGTGCGCAGTTGAAGGCTGAGCAGGACATCAGGAAACTTGGTGGAACTGACAATGATGTCAGGCTTGCGAGGGAAAGGGCTGCTGCCGAATACGACGCCCAGCAAGCTCAGCAGAAAGGCAAAAAGGAAACCAAAGACGCCACGTCTGAGGCGAATAAATACGCTAATCAGCAAGAAGCAATCGCCCAAAAACTGGAGAATCTCCGGCAAAAATCGGAGCTGGCCACTGCATCAACCACTGACCTGATCCGTTCTCAAGCAATTTTGGTGGCACAACAATCCCTCGGCAAAGGGGCTACGCAGCAGCAAACTCAACTCGCAGGGCAGTATGCTGCAAAAGCATGGGATGCCGCTGCCGCCGCGAAGGGGGTAGCTGAAGCCCTCAAAGCTATTCCCGAGGAAGCAGAGAACAAATCTTACAGTGAATCCATGGACAATCTGAAGGCGGCGCTAACTGCCGGTAAGATTGACCAGAAGGAATACTATACAGCGACCGAGAAATTGGCGCTGGAGCACAAGAACAACCTGGCGAAAATTAATGCTCAAGCGGTTGTTAACCCGGTAGCGTCAGCTCGTGCAGAGGTTGACCCAGTTCAGCAACTTGCGAACCAGAACAACCAGAAGCTGGCGCTTATGCAGCAGTATCAGCAGCAGGAGCAGTCGGTATTGCTACAATCCTATAAAAATGGACAGATGTCGTATACCCAGTACATCGCCGCTAAGCAGGAGACGGATTCACAATATCTGGCACTTCGAAACGCGCAAGAAACTGAGTATGAACAGGCACGCATCGCAGCGCAGTGGGAAATTTTCCGCAACCAGAGTCAGGCCAATGAGTTGCTGGCATCTTCTCTGGAAGGCCTGCAGAGCGGAGCGACTAATGCTCTGACCGGTCTCATTAGTGGAACCCAAAGTCTTCAGGAGGCATTTGCCAACATCGGCACGACAATACTCAACAGCGTTGTTGGTAGTCTGGTGCAGATGGGGATCGAGTGGGTTAAGAGCCAGTTAATGGGTCAGGCCGCAGCCGCCGCATCACTGGCATCGACAATGGCTCAGGCAACAGCCGCTGCTTCTGCATGGGCGCCAGCAGCGATGAGCGCCTCTATTGCCACATACGGCAGTGCGGCGGCGGTTGGTCAGGCTGCGTATGCTGGTTCATTACTGGCGGCCAAGGGAATGGCGGTCGCTGGCGCTCGTTACAACGGAGGTCCAGTCGATGCCGGTTCTATGTATCGCGTTGGTGAGGGTGGGAAGCCTGAAATCTTCAAGGCATCGAACGGCAGCCAGTACATGATCCCCGGCGACAACGGGAAGGTGATTAGCAACAGGGATATGCAGGGCGGTGGCGGTGGTAGCAGCGTCGTACAGCACATCAAATTCGAAATTAATACTACTGGCGGCATCGATCAGGCCACGATAAAACAGATGGAATCCATGATGAAGCGGGTTGCTTTGTTCCAGATAAATGATCAGGCAAATCGCCCTAACGGCATGATCCAGCCGAGGAGAAAATAATGCCGGAAACATTCACCTGGTCTCCTCAGAAGGCCTACACCGTTGAGAACACACCTAACGTAGCCGTCGTCAAACTCGGCGACGGCTACGAACAGCGGCAGACTAAGGGGATTAATCCCCTGATGTCGAAATACTCCCTGACGTTCAAGGGAGTCGATGACAGCAAATGCAATAAGCCTAACGCTGCGCGTGAAGCCGAAGCATTTCTGATAGCACGTATGGCCGTCGAGTCGTTTTACTGGACGCCCTCGAGCACGGGAACGCAGGCGCTGTTTGTCTGCCGGTCATGGAGTATGACAAAGACGGGGCCGCTGTTTGAACTAACGGCCACGTTTGAACAAGTGCCACGATAAGGGGATTATTATGAAGTTTACCGAACTACCTGATCATGTAATTGAAGCTGCGGCAAAAACGCTTTCTCGCGAACTTGAAGGGGTATCGACGTGGGAAGATGATAAACGAACGGAAAAGGCCAAAGCTGTAGCCGAATCCGTTCGTGATAGTTTTATCAGGCTTTGCGAGGGGAATTAACTGCTTTCATTATCCTTACTTTTAAAATGCTTCACAGCCTGGTCATACATATCCAGAAGACTAGAAATATTCCCGCTGGAGTAAACGGGTACTCTTTGGGCTCTAATCATTTCAATCAATAATGCATACGCTGATTCTTCCGGTGAGTCTTTTGGGTTTATCAGTCCAGACATAAAACCTCCTTTTATGTTGAAGCCTCAGCCTAACCCCTCTTTATTTTTTTTCACATCCTGACAAATGATCAGTAGCCGCCGTCGAGCGGCTTTTTTATGGGAGTTTGCCGTGCGCGACATACCAGCAAATTTAATTATCGACAGTGTAGACGCCGGAGTAGGCGCATTCATCGATTTGTTTGAAGCTGACCTGCAGCCCTTTGGTGGTGACCTTATCCGGTTTCATTCCGGCACAAATGGCTATTACGGTAACGTTATCTGGAAAGGCAACCAGTACCAGGCGTACCCGATAGCAGTGGAAGGATTCGAGTCAAAGAACGAAGGCACATATGCCCGCCCGTCAATGGCGGTGGCGAACGTTACCGGTTTGCTTACGGGCATCAACCATGACTTTGATGACATGCTGGGCGTGGTTATTACCCGGCGTCAGGTTCCGGTGAAATATCTGGACGCGGTGAACTTCCCGAACGGTAACCCTGATGCCGACCCAACTCAGGAGGCTGTTTCCCGCTACGTCGTTGAAGAGATGACGGAAGAGACGTTCGAGCAGGTGACCTACACGCTGGCGACACCGATTGACTGCGATAACGCCATTATCCCGGCTCGCACTATTCTCGCCGACGTGTGCCAGTGGCAGTATCGCGGCGTCGGGTGTGGATATGACGGGCCTCCCGTTGCAGATGAGCGCGACAATCCAACCACGGATCCGGCGAAAGACAAGTGCTCTCACCGCCGTAGCGGCTGGAACCAATGCCAATCAGCAGTTTCCCCGGCTCTCAGAAGGTTTCCTGATGCAAGAGTTACTCGAATATGCGGCATCGTCGCAGAATGAGGTGTGCGGTTTAATCCTGAATGATGATCGACTGTTCCGCTGCAGGAATGTGCACCCCGAGCCGGACAAGCATTTCCGCATAAGTGATGATGAATGGCTTGCAGCCGAGGAAGCGGGAGATGTCGTGGCGGTATTCCACTCGCACCCACAAAACGTACCGTTCCTGTCTGGCGCTGATCGCCAGATGCAAGGGGTTACAGGGCTTTCGTGGTGGCTGGCATGCGGCGGAATAATTCGAAAATACAGGCCAGTGCCATTCCTTCTGGGGCGTAAGTTCGAGCATGGCGTTATGGACTGCTACACCCTGTTCAGAGATGCATATCATCTGTGCGGCATTGACCTGCCGAACTTTGAACGTGCGAATGGTTGGTGGTTACGTGGTGAAAACCTCTACCTGAAAAACATGCCGCTCAATGGCTTTCACCAGGTATCGCCAGGTGAGGCGCAACCAGGCGACGTCATTATCAGGCAACCATTCCCCGGTGCTGACCCTTGCCACGCAATGATTCACCTCGATAACAACATGGTGCTTCACCACGACCACGCGGGACACCTGAGCCGGAGAGAACCAATGCGCCCGGCATACGTTAAGCAGATACATTCCATATGGAGACACGAACAGTGCTCATCTTTAAATTTGCGGGCAATTTACGCCGATTTTACCGCCAGGTCCCTCTGAACGTTGATACGCCAGCGCAGGGATTGCGGTTACTCCTTTCCCAGAATCACGAATTTAAAAAAGCATTTCTCAGTTCCCGGATCAGGATGCGTGTTGCAGGTGATGAGGTGACAGAAGATTCCGTGCAGTGGCATATGGACAGAAATCTTAAAAACGGTTCTACAGTGTTGTTCGTGCCGGTAATTGAGGGGGCTATTTCGGGAACTGTCGCTCTTGTTGCCACTCTGGTCATCGCCGCTGCATCTGTTGCGTACTCTATTTACATGGCCCGCAACATGAAAACTAAAACGTCAGCAGAATCGGCAGAGAATAACACGCTGACCAACAACTCATTTACCAGCGCAGAAAACCGCGTCGGGCAAGGGCGACCGGTTCCAATTCTTCTCGGGGAAATGGAGGTCGGCTCGAACGTCATTTCTCTCGGCATTGACACAAGTAACAATCAGGACTGGACAGAATCAATCAGCTAAGGTGGCGCTATGTCTTCAGGCGGCGGTAAAGCATCGACCCCGAAACTCCTCGACGATAACCTCAAATCAAAACAATTTTACCGGGTACTCGACCTTATCAGTGAAGGTCCGATTTACGGGCCGGTTGATCAGTCACATCTGTCTTCATTCAGGCTGAACAAAACGCGGGTTACTGACGCTAACGGAAACGTCAGCGTTAACGGCGTCAGCGTAGCATGGAGGCCGGGATCTGAAACGCAGTCGCCAATTAATGGCTTCTCTGCAATCGAAGCAACAACCATCGTTAATACGGAAGTCAACTACGATACACCGCTGGTACGCACCATTACAGACCAGGATGTAACCCGCGTTCGTTTTAATGTCGGTACAACCGGGCTGGTGGAGCAGGACATCAAAGGAAACCAGAAAAACACCTCAGTAACTATGGTCATCGAGTCCCGAACCGGTTCAACCGGATGGGTTATCGAAAAAAACGTTACTATAGGCCCAGGGAAAATTTCCGGCGAGTATCTTGAAGCGCACCTGATTGATGCGCCAGAAATCAAACCGTTCGATATTCGTGTCAGACGCATTACACCGGACAGCACCAGTGATTTGCTGTCAAACGGCACCATCTGGAATAGCTACAGCGAGATCACCGACGATAACCTGAACTATCCGTTCTCTGCTATTGCGGGGGCGGTTATCGACCGTGACCAGTACACCGACACTCCGAGCAGGACATACCATCTTCGCGGACTGATTGTGGACGTTCCTGATAATTACGACCCGATCGCCAGAACCTATTCAGGGTTGTGGACTGGCGGATTCAAAAAAGCGTGGACTAACAATCCGGCCTGGTTGTTTCGTGAACTGGCGAAGAATACCCGTTTTGGCCTGGCGAAACGTGCCGGTTATATCGATGTAGATGACGGCGCGCTCTATGTTCTCTCACGGTATTGCGATCAACTTGTTAATGACGGCTACGGCGGTCAGGAACCAAGAATGACGCTGAATGCTTATATTACCGAACAGGCGAGTGCGCGTGACATTCTTGACAAGATAGCGAGCATGTTTCGCGGCATTGCGCTGTGGGACGGGATGCGCCTGTCTGTCATGCTTGACGCGCCACAGGATCCGATTGCGACAATTACAAATGCTAACGTGGTTGATGGCGAGTTCAAACGTAGCTCCGTGAAGCGTTCAGAGAAATACAATGCAGTTGTTGTATCCTGGACTGACCCGGATAACGGCTGGGAGCAGGTAAAAGAGTATGTTTCCGACGATGAGATGATCGCCCGCGGTAACTACAACGAAACCACTCTGGAAGCATTCGGCTGTACCTCACGCGGTCAGGCATGGCGAGCAGGAAAATGGCTGCTGGAAACCGCAAAGCGCGAGAGCAGCAGGCTGTCGTTCCAGATGGCGCGCGATGCTATCCACTTCACACCGGGTGACATCGTTGAAATCATGGATAACAACTATGCTGGTGCGCGTCTTGGTGGCCGCATTATGTCGCATGCGGGTAACAAGATCACTGTTGATGCGGTTGATTCGGCTCTGATATCAGAAGGCGACACCATGTCGATCATGGGCGGTGACGGCAGGTTCATTAAGTATGAGATTGTCAGCATTGCGGACAATATAGTGACGCTGAAAACAACGCCAGCATGGGTTCGTGACGGCACTGTATTTGCTATTTCTACCCGCAACGTTTCTACCAGACTTTTCCGCATTCTGAGCGTTGCAGAGACGGATAACAATTCAGTCTACAGCATTACTGCATCACAGCATGATCGGAACAAACAGGCCATTGTTGATGAAGGTGCTGTGTTTGATGTTCCCAACGATACGCTGAACGGTTACCGCGTGCCGAACGTGGAGAACCTGCGCATCATCAACACCAACTCTGAGACTGTCCAGGTCACGGCTACGTGGGAGACGGCAACTACCACCAAAAAGCTGGTGTTTGAGTTATACGTGTATACCGACGACGGCAAAGTGGTCACTCAGTACGAAACAGACCAGTTCCGCTATGAGTTTTTCGGTCTGAATGCTGGTAGCTACACGCTGGGTGTTCGCGGTCGCAATGAAAACGGAATGAAAGGAGCTGAGACGCAAATCAGTATGGTCATCGGTGCACCACCTGCGCCATCCAGTGTTATCTGGACGCCTGGCCTGTTCTCTGCAGACCTGGTTCCTGTTATGCGCATTACTGCAACGACAGACACTTCGTTTGAATTCTGGTTCTCCGGGCAAAATCAGATCGTCAATCCGGCAGACATTGAAGACCAGACTCAGTTCCTAGGGCGCTCTAACCAGTGGACGCTTCATGGTCTACAGGCAGATAAAACGTATTACGTTTATGTTCGTACCAGGAATGCTTTCGGGGTGTCTGAATTTGTTGAAGCATCCGGGCAGGCGTCATCTGATATTCCAGGGATGATAGAGTTTATTGATGAGCAAATACGAGAGTCAGATGCGTTTAAAAATGTTCAGGAGGGTGTTGATACTAATCTGGAAGGTATCATGTCAAATGCGCTGGCAAACCACGGAACCGTGGAACACCAGTGGGCTCAGTATGGGGAGGTCCGGGCTGATATATTGGTTGTAAAAACTACGGTAGCTACTGCTGAAAAGGGATTAGCTGATTTATCTACCTATGTTCAGGCGCAAATTGGCCCGAACGGAGAGTTAACGGCAGCGGTAAATGAAAAGCTTACTGCCCAGGTTGAAGATAATGGTAATGCTAAAGCGTCATATACTCTTAATCTTGGCATTAAAAGAAATGATGTTCTGTATGACGCTGGTTTCGGTATATCCATTGAGCCTTCAGGAGGCACCTATAAATCGACGGTGGTTTTTGCTGCTGATCAGTTTGGTATTTATTCAGGAAGTGACCCTGGTAATTATAAGGCTGCATTCCTGACATCTAATGGTCAGGTATTTATTAACGATGCGTTTATTCAGAACGCCAGTATCACCAGTGCGAAAATTGCGGATGCTGCGATTACTAACGGAAAAATCTCAGGCGCATTCTGGTCTACGGGATATAAAATTGCAAATCAGGGCGGTTGGTGTCTGTCTAAGGCTGATAACAACCTGTCATTTACTGGCCCCAGCGGGCGACTGCTGGTACAGCTGGGGCATATTACCGGAGTAGCGCCTAATGTCTGATTTTGGTTTTGACTGCTGGCATGAAGACGGATCATCAGCAAACTTTGGTATTAAACCAATATCAATCATCGGAACGATAAAGCTGAGTGCCGGCCAGACGTCAGGTGCATATTCGTTCAACGTGCCGACAGGGAAGAGGCTCGGATATATGCTGGGTCTGGCAAAAACTATAGCGTATGTAGAGGGGCGCCGAACAATAACCGTTTCAGGCAATAGTATTGTAATTGGCGCAGGCACTGATAACTCTCTGAACCAGCCTCAGGCAAATGAGAGCTATGTTTTGGTTTTTCTGGAAAATGCATAATGGCTGACAGATATGGTGCGTTATTATCGTTGAAAAGCGGCGAAACATTTATCACCCCCCAGTCAGTACCGGTTTGTCTGTATTCACAGCAGACGTTTTCGTCAGTATCGAATGGTGCTCTACATTATATTGAGCAACTGGTTAATATACCTGATGCAACACAACCTGTTATCCCGTTTGTTCTGACATCCCGTCAGGCCGCGTGTGCTGTCTGGATTGAATCAAACGGACAACTGGCTGTACGGGCCTATGAGATACTGAATACCGCATTTACCCTGACAGTCTATTTATTCACTATATTCCCTCAGCCCATGCCTAATCCTCCGTATGGGCTGGCTGTCTGGGACGACCAGACGGGGAATCTGGTTATTACTCATGAATCGAAAATCCTGACGGACGTGGTAACTGTCGGAACAATCGGGGCAAATGGAGGCATTTATATTGACGAGAGCAGAGCGGGTAAATGGGCAATTATCCCGGATGTTGCAGGTCAGCAGGTATGGCGAATAGCTGGCGGTGGACCGGGCGGTCAGCTCTGGCCTGTGCCGGTTACTTTTACAGCCGTATATAACGGGGCCAGCACCCGAATTTATACCGCTGCCACTCAGGGAATTCCGTCTGGTAGCGCGGAGCCAATGGCCCCTGTAAATGCAGGTAACACAGTTATTGCAGTTGAAGTTTCAAAATATTGAATACCTGTACGATCGTTTTAAACGATCAATGTGTTTTAAATGATCTGTTAAATCTATTATCTATTGTTGCCCGCTATTGATATTTTGAATATGAATAACTACAGCGAGTAACAATATGAGAATTATATTAATCGTTCTTGCATTTTTATCATTAACTGCATGTTCCGGTACTCTCGAAAAGAAATTACCCTTATGTTCAGCAACGGCGATGATCGGCAATCAGGAAACAGAAGTGTCCATTTACGGGATCCGTAAAGTTGCAAACCAGACACAATATCAGGCCGGTTATCCGTTTAACTGGAGGTGGGTCAGCATAACGAACTTCACCAGTACAACGTGTCAGTAACCTAATTATCAATGACTAACCCTGCTACGGCAGGGTTTTTTATTATCTGAATTCAGGAGAAATCCATGTCAGCAGGAACACTCACCCTGACGAATAATTCTGCCCAGGTGTCAGGGGCAGGAACTGCATTTAGCACCGAACTGTCGGCCGGTGATTTTATTGTTGTGACCGTGGGAGGCACATCCTACACAAGACCCGTGCTGGCGGTTAACAGCGATACATCACTGACGCTCATCAGTAATTACTTTGGGCCAACACAATCAGGTGTTGCCTGGAACGCGGTCCCACGGGTAGCCCTGAATATGGTAACCGCCGCGCTGGTGACACAGAGTGAAGAGGCGCTTCGCGGCCTGAATTACGACAAGCAGAACTGGCAGCAGGTATTCAGCGGTACCGGA